GGTGACAAGCTGACCGGCATTGGGATTGACGATTTTCTCGGCAACATATTGCGAAGCGCGCACGATGTTCGATTTGATCGACTCCTCGCGGTAGGTGCTAACACCAAACGCAGGGCCATACTCCGACCAGTTCAAGGTAAACCCAGCGCCGCCGCCGAAGTAACCCGCGCTGCCCTCGGAGACTGAACCCACGAAGATGTAGGTATTCGCCCACGCATTAGCGGCAGCGAACGCCACACCTTCAGGAGCCGAGTCATAGGAGGCGCGACCGACCAGCACCTCTTGCACGCCGAACACATCAGCCGCAGCCTGTGTCGAAGCGTTCAAGATCGTGTCGCTCGAAATGCCAGCGCCGCGTAAACGGTTCTGGAACTTCGTGCTAGCACGAATGCGCGTCCATACTGGGTAAGGAATGACGACCTTTAGGTTAGACGCCGACTCACCCTTGGCGAGCAAGCGGTCAATGGCATCTTGCACATCGAGGCCCACGTCGAACGTGGCTAAGTTGGCGGTCGTGTAAGCCGTGCCAGAATTGGTCGCGGTAAACGTGCCGGAGTCGAAAATCTTCGCAGCAACACGAAGCTCGTGGCCAAGCATCAACTTGCGCTGGGCAAGTTTAGCGGCCATGACCTCGGCGTCGAAAAATCTCGATACGTCCAAACTCACCGTATCGTCTATAGGATTTTCCACACCGAATTCTTGGCATTGATAGGTTTCTTGATTGTAAGAGTTCGTCATGCGAGCGTAAGATGCACCGACCGCACGCTGTTTGATGTCGCTCTTGAGCAACTGACCTTCTTTGAGTTGGAAAGAAGGATATTGACCGGCGCGAACAGGAACGTTCAGCACCGGCATGATCTTTGCCCCGATCAAGCCGGATTCAAAATCCTTGGCTTGTTCAAGAACACCGGCGATGTCGCCACGAAATACTGCAGCAGAATTACTATACATGGTAGTTTATAAATTAAAGGTTACGAGGAAGGATTTCAACCACGGCATTCGCGTCAGACGCGGTGCTAAGCGATTTGCCAACAGTGACCGTGCCAGTGATGGCAACGAGGCCACCAGCGACAGCAAACAAAGTGTTGCCGACCGTTACTGGGCCAGCGAGCAAAGCAGCTTTAATGGTATTGTTACCGAGGAAGCCAACGGTGACGTAGTCGCCGGAAGCTGCGTCGATTTGAGTAACGCCGTCAACAACACCGCCGGTAGCGCAAAGGCCAACGCCGAGGTTGCTGGAGATCGTCACGAGACGGAAAGCGGTCAAGGCTGAGTTAGCCAGAAACGTGCCGCTGTTAAGATATTGGGTAGACATATTAGTTTAGGATTAGAGTTTGACGATTTCGCCAGACTGAACGCGGGCGCGATAGTCGGTGTATTCGGCAGAATGGTTTTTAACCGCGAACGAAATGGCAGCAGACTTGTTGCCCTTCAGCTCAACGGATTTGTCAGCGACGATTTGCTCGAAGCTGCGTTTGACTGCATCGGCTGGTTTAACAGCTTCAGCGGAAGCAACAGGAGCAGCAGGAGCGCCGAACTGTTTGCTAAATTCACGGATGGCCGCGAGCGCACCTTCGTTGGCGGCGTTCGTGATCATGTCGTTCTTCGCTTTCATTTCAGCGACCTTCTCATCATCGGCTTCAACCTTAGCGGCAGGAGCCATTGCGCTTTCCAGCTTGGAAAGGCGATCATTCATCGCCATCATAGCAGATTCAATCATGCCACCGATGGACTTTTTATCATCTTCATTCATAGGATTATTGTATTGTGGAGTGCCAGACGGTTCGTTCTTCGGCATCACGCTCTCAAGTTCCTTGAGTTTGCGACTGAAGAATCCGTCTGGATTGGCAGCGGGTTCGCTCACGAGGTCTACGGAGTAAATCTCAGAGCAACGCTGCAAAATGGTTTTCTTATCCGCGCCGACTTCACTTGGGCCGGAGAACGCAATCGATAGTCCGAACGTGTCGGGAATGCGCTGTGCAATTTCGAGGATGTAGGTGCGGTGCGGCGAGCTTTGCAGTAAGTGCAAATCGCCCAGCAACTTGTCGCCCTCGATTCGCATCGTGTCGATGTAGCCGATGATATCACCCGCACCGCCGGAGTGATCGAGCTTCACCTTAAGACCGCCGGTATATAACTCGGCAGCGGTCTTGACTTGCTCAAGCGTCTTGCGATCAATCGCGACGCCATGACCGAGGGCTGGGCCGACGGTAATAAGCGAAACGCCACGGATAATGCCGTTCTCGGAATCAATCTTGGAATCCGCAACGGCAGCAAATGAAATGATCGGGGTCATCGTAAAGCGTCTCAGTTGTCAAATTTAACATCCGAACTATTATAAAGATGGACACGCGGCAACTGAGACCCGCGAAACGCTTCATGGGCAGTCAATCTTTATGGCAGAGCGCAAAAAACGCTCTGCCTTTCTTATGCAAGAAATCGAATCCAAGATAATAAGAGACGCGCTGTTAAAATGGAATGATCTGCCGAGCCGCACGATTGCGCGAAAATTGATCGCTGATAATCCCGATGTCTGGCTCAAATCAAAATTGGAGAACGTGCGAACCAGCATCAGGTATCTGCGCGGCAAACAAGGTGCGAACAATTTAGCCAAAGCTGTAAGGTCTAATAAATTCGTTGAGAAGTCAGAGCCATCGCATTTCATCCCGCCTTCGGATGAATCGGATTTCATTCCGCACATCGTTAAGAACGAATTAAATCGTGACGCGAAGATCGCCGTGCTTGGCGACATTCACTTGCCGTATCATTCAGTCAAGGCGCTGCGTAACGTGTTCGCTCGGCTCGATAAGCTAAAGCCGGACTTGATTATTTTGAACGGCGACACAATCGACTTTTATAAGTTGTCGCGCTTTATGAAAGACCCGCGCTGTCGATCTGTTAAAAAAGAGATCGAGACAACGAATGATTTCTTGGACGCGCTCGATGAGCGTTATCCCAAAGCAAAAAAGATTTGGAAGGACGGCAACCACGAGGAACGTCTCGATCATTATGTGATGAGCGCCGCGCCTGAGATTTACGATCTGAAGATTATCACGCTTACGGAACTGCTGCAACTCAAGGAACGTCGTTTCGATTACGTTAATGAGAAGCGTGCGATCTATCTCGGCAACCTTACGGTGCTGCACGGTCACGAATACCCGACGCCGATGATCGGCCCAGTCAACGCAGCGCGTGGATTATTCATGCGAACGAAAGCGTCCTCGCTCGTGAACCATCACCATCAAGTTAGCGAACACGTCGAGAATGACGTTCGCGGCAAGTCGATTGCAACGTGGTCACTTGGTTGCTTGTGCGATCTGCACCCGATGTATTCGCGATACAATCGCTGGTCGCACGGTTACGCCGAAGTCACGCTGAGTGCTTCCGGCGAGTTCGTGGTCAGCAACATCAAGGTTTAATCCGCTGCGGCGCGGTTAAACGATAATGAGTTCCTGCTCGTCCTCGTCGTCCTCATCCTCATCAAATGGGCCGTTCATGTGAATTATTTCTTACGGCTCATCCGATCACCGAACCACCACCCGATACAGTTGAAAGCGCAGAACTGAATCTCGTCGATCATCTCGGCTTGCTCAAGTGCGGTAACGCGGAAGAAAACAAGCGTCACGAGTATCAGCAGTAGCAACGTGATCGCGGGTCGAAAGAGCGTGATAACATTAGCCGCCCACGGTGAGACGTTAGCCGGAGGAGTCGCCGCCTGTTGACTTGCCGTGAACGCATCCCACTTGGCCTTGTCGCTGGCGATCCCAGCCATGACCGTAGCCTTCTCTAGCTCGCGCTTATGATCCTGCCCAGCTTTGTAGTTCTCGAAAAAGCCGTTGCCGATGCGGAGCAAGACGCCGAGTGCGCCACCGCCGAGTGCGTTTGTGAATAGGTCAAGCATGGTAGTTAAATGCCAAAGATTGCTTGTTGAAGTTTACGGAAGCAGAAATACGGAAACCAAATAAACTTAGGCACGCGCTGCACGCGATGCCGAGTATTGCAGACGAAAGGATAAGTTGCATCCCAAAGCCTGATCGTGATCTTGCCGCCACTCGACGAAGTGCAGTTCTTAATCTTGATCTCCTGCGTCGGTGGCCGGCCAGCATACCAGTAATTGTCATACTGCCCAAACTCTAACAAGCCATCGGCCAGCGAGTCTTGCAGCGTCCAGCCGTTAATACTGCCTTTCACCGTAACCGATCCGCGCACCTTGCAGTTGCTGAAAGTATAAAGCGATCCGCGCACGCAATCAATCGCGTCCTCCTGCGAGCCGTCTGGGATATCCAGATCGACTACGTTCAGCACATTCACGTCTGAGCATTTGAACAGATCGTCGTAGTCCGAAGGAACAGCCGGAGCTTGCCAGTTGTCTGGCCCGATTATGCGCCCATCATATTCGGGGCCGCAGTAGCTTTTCCAATTCGTGTCCTTCGTGCCACTCATGCTAGTCGCCCTTTGGTTCTTCCTTCGGTTTGAGTGCCTCCGCGATCTGCTCCGCGCACTTGCGGATCAGTTCGTGCTGCTCTGCATTTAGCGGAGCCATGCGTGCTGCGTTATAGAGGTTATTGAGTGCCTGATCTAGTGTCATGTTGTTCATGTTGTATTCTTTGTTAGACGTTACGTTTAATGATCCATGCGGTGATTGCCGAAATTACTGCCGCCAAAACCGCCACCTTCCCCCGAAGCTCGTTCTTAAAACTCTCCAGCATCGTCACGCGCCCGTTAGTTTTGATGCACTGCTGCAACACTTGCTCCAACACCTTGTCCTGCGCGTCCATGCGCGTCAGGATAGCGGAGAGTTGTGCGTCAATGCTGAGAGGGTCGTAGCTCATTTGGCTTCTAGGGCGGCGAGGCGTGCAGACAATAATACAATTTGAGCGTTTTGCTCTTGAATAGCTTTAATAAGCCGAGCCTCATTTTTAGATAGACCAGTAAGCGTTAGCATATCGTCTTTACCCTTTGCAATTAAATCGGGGTAAATTTCTTCTACTTCTTGAGCAATAAATCCTATTTGATGACCACTGCCATCTACAAAATCAAACTCTACTGGTCGCAGTGATAGGATATTATTTAACTGCGAAGGCAAATCTGTTATGTTTTCTTTTAGCCGTTTATCTGAATATGAAGCAAATGCTGCTGCTGAAGCTCCGTTTGCAACAATACGTCCTGAAGCAGTTCCAAAAGCATTAATATAAAATTCTGAAAATACTTGAGAACTTGTATTTACGTTTGTCGATTTCGACATTTGAACCGCAGCGATTGAATCAGATGATGCTGCATTAACATAAAACACACCCGCATAATTTGATGCTGAAGTTGATACTGAAGCAAATTTAGCAAGATAACTGCCAGCAGGGTTTGTCGTCCCAATGCCGACGTTGCCATTGCTGTCGATACGCATACGTTCGGCACTAGAGGTTCCGAACACCATATTTACTCCGCTATTAGTCCAAATCAGTGCGTTGCTGATGTTTTGGAAATAAAGACTGCCGAGACCAGCATTTGCTAATCCACAAGTTGTGCCAGTTGCTGAATTTCCATTTTGATAAAGAATGGAACTTGTATAACTTGGCCCGCTTGAATAGTCAGAGGCATTTAGATTTATTTGTGAAGCACCAGTAGCAGATGTCCCTGATACAGTAATTGTATTTGTGTTAGACAAAGTCCCAGTGATTGCCGCGCCTGTGGAGGAAAGCGTCATCATCGTCGCACTGCTTGCTTCATTATAGATAAAAAAATCATTAGCATCATTGGAACCTAAAGACCGTCCAATAATTAGTCCGGAGCCGCCTGCTGATGTTGCTAATCTTATTGCGTTCTGATTAGACCCTTGAAGTTTAATTTGCCCACTGTTAGTGCTGCTTGAAGCAGTAATTGTCCCTGTGGCCGACAAAGTTCCTGTCACCGCCGTATTTCCAACCATTGAGATACCACTTGTTCCGCCATTGAGATTTAATGTCCTTGTGGCATAGATGTTCAAATCTGTTCCCGCACCACCAGCCGCATTGATATAGCCGTTAGTTACTCCAGCTTGTTGCAAGAAGATATTACATTGACCAGATGATGCGTTTAATCGGATTCCATCACTTGCACCAACTGTTAAATCCATTGCGTAAATAGCGGTCATTCCAACTCCAACGCTACTAAATGCGCCTGTAGACCGCGTGGTCGCACCGATGGCCGTGGAGTTTAGGCCAGTGGAGGTGAAGGTAGCGCGTGTCGTGTTTGATGCGCCTGTTTGTATATACAAGACATCTGAATTATCTGCTAATAATCTAGCTCTTGGATTAGCACCCCCACCATTCCTAAAATATAAATAAGAATTATTTGTCCCTGAACTATCCGCAATTAACGAACCAGCTCCAGACGTAGAAGCACAAGTAATATATTGGTCGCCTGCACCTGAATTTGTTATTCCATTATTTGCGCTAATCGTCGTTGCCGCAATCGTGCTAGGTGTGGTGGCTCCCAGCGTGCCGTTCAGAATCCCACCTGTGATAGTTTTGTTCGTCAGCGTGTCTGTAGTAGCCTTGCCAACCAATGTATCCGTGGCGTCTGGCAGCGAGAGCGTTCTGTCCACGGTTTGCGTGCTGCTCAACATCGTGCGCGTGTTTGTCGTGCCGCCACTAGCGTTGAACATCAGACGTTTTGTTTCGTCTACGCCATCGGTGACATTGACATATCCGCTTGCGCCCTTGGCGACCAAATGCAGTCCAATAGAAGCGTCCCCACCACTTGCCCTAATATGAACAGGGTTGCCTGTTGCGGCATTTTCAATCGAAATTTCGTTCACCGCGCTGGCAATTGAGGCCAGCTTTAAGGTCTCATTGCCGCTTGAGTCGTTGATCTGGGCAATCACTGGTGTAGTGATCGTTGGCGAGCCGCTAACAACAAACGTCGATCCAGTTCCAGTCTGCGAGGCAATCGACGTAGTGTTGCCAACTGACGTAATTACGCCTGTGAGATTGGCATTCGTCGTGACATTACCCGCCGTCAATCCAGCAGCAGTGCCAGAAATGTTTGTGCCAACAAGTGCAGTTGGAGTTCCAAGATCAGGAGTGATCAGCGTCGGCGAGGTCGAGAACACTAAATTGGTCGAGGTCGTGCCAGTCGCACCCGCAGCCGTGAAGCCAGATATATTATTAAACGCCGCGATCCCTGCGCTCGTCGCGTTCGTCCCGCCTAGTGCAACCGTGACCGGAGCCGTAAGCGAGAACACCGTGCCTGTGAGCGTAAGCCCAGTCGATGCCGTGTATGATCCCGCGCCGCTAAACTGCGACCAAGGTAAAGCAGTCGTGCCGAGCGTCCCGCCAGCGTTTGCTGTGCAGACGTAACCTGTGTCGGCGTTGACTGTGCCTGTCTCAATAAACGTGAAAGCCGAGGTAAGCTCATCCCAAGTATCCGCATCCGTCGTGCGCGTCCACGCGCCAGCAGCGCAAAGGTAAATACCGTTGTTCTGCGAGAGCGTTTGATCTTTAACTAGAACGCGATCACCAGCGATCAGCACGATGCCGTCTACCGTCTGCGTCCCGCTGAGAGTGATGTTTGCCGTGGATGCCGCAAGGCATGAACCTTTTGCATCTAGACCTTGCGCGACGGTGTCGACGTAGAGTTTGTTGGCGATGTCAGTCGATGCACTGGGCGTAGTCGAGATCGTTCCAGCAGTCGCGGTTAAATTCGCAATCGTCCCAAGTGAGGTCAGCGATGAAGCCGTGACGCCTGATGCCAGCGTGTTGCCGGTAAGCGTGCCAGCCGGAGCAATGACCGCCGCAGTCGTGATCGAGGTCGTCAAGCCCTTGGCGTTGATCGTTACGACTGGAATTGCCGTGCTGCCGCCTGTCGTCCCCGCCGTAGCGACGGTGGCGAGCGTTCCTGCCGCCGTGACGTTAGCCGTGCCATCGAAACTCGGTGAGGTGTAAGCGAGATCGCCTGTGATCGCAATCGTGCGACCAGTCGCAAGAGCCGTTGCGGTTGCCGCGTTGCCAGTTGTGCTGCCGGATGATCCGCTGACGTTGCCAGTCACGTTGCCTGTAAGATCCGCTGAAATTGTTCCTGCGCTAAAGTTGCCGGACGCATCACGAGCCACGATTGCGGATGCGGTGTTCAACGCACTCGCCGTCGTAGCTGAATTGCTGACTTTGAGTGCGCTGGAAATCGTGTCCAGCTTCGTGTCTACGATGGCCGCACTTCCGCTGATGTCAGCGTTTACGATTACACCTGCGGCAATCGAAGTGGCATTGCCCACGCTGGTCACGTCGCCAGTCAAATTAGCGTTCGTGGTTACATTTGATGCGGTTCCAGTTAGGTTTGCCGTAATCGTTCCAGCTATAAAATTACCTGATGCGTCACGCGCTACAATAGCAGATGCCGTGTTTGCGCTCGCTGCTGTGGTTGCCGAGTTGCTGACCTTTGAAGCGGTCGAGATCGTCGCGAGTTTTGTGTCTACGATTGCAGCCGAAGCGCTGATGTCGGCATCAACAATGCTAGTCGCTAGATTTAGTTTGCTGTAAGCAATAGCTGCGCTCGCGTTTACGTCAGCATTTACAATCACGCCGGACGCAATTGAGGTTGCATTCCCAACGCTTGTTACATCGCCGGTCAGATTTGCGTTCGTGCTAACATTGCCAGCGGTAAGACCTGCTGCCGTGCCAGTGATGTTCGTTCCCACCAGCGCAGAAGGTGTTCCGAGGGCTGGCGTGACCAAGGTCGGAGAAGTTGCAAACACAAGCGCACCGCTGCCGGTCTCGTCGCTGATTACGCCAGCAAGTTCTGCTGACGTTGTCGCCGCTAAAGCTGAGAGCTTATCAGTCGTAACAACCAGCGTCTTGCTTGCCGGAATCGTCGTGCCGTTCAGAATTGTTGTGCTGCTCGATGAGAGAGTAGTAGCTGCAACCGTCGAAGGATTACTCGCGCCGAGCGCCGTGTTCGTGATGCCGACCGCGCTATAATCCGTTGAAACTCCAACGACGGAACCGACGCGACCGAACACGCTCGACACCTTATCGGTGTTATCGACTTTCGTCCAAGTGCTAGTGCCGAAGATCGCCCAGTCCCCAATTTCCCAGTCGGTTACACCGTTGAGATTCGTTGAACCCGCAACGCTGACAATATAGAAAAAGCCAGTCGTGCCAACGCTCGATGTGAGTGTCGGTGTGTTTGTCGATGCGTTCCAAGAGCCTTGAAAGTTTACGCCGCCGGTTGCCGTGACCGTAATCGAGCCAGCCCCATTTGTGATGGATATACCGTTACCAGCAGTCAGGGTCGACTTAACGTAGTCTTGACCGTTACCGATCAGAGTTTCTCCGTTGCTTGGAGTTCCAGTAAGTTCTGTGATCGAAGTGATGCCAGCACCAACGCCGCCCTTCGACGAGTTAAGCGTCCACGCCGTTGAGTTCATCGTCGGCTTTTCCGTGGTCGTCTCGTTCGCGATGAAGCTGTTGCCGTTAATTGAAACGAGATCGAGCTTGTTATACGTCTCGCCGATCTGCCACTTGCCGCGAGGATTCAAACTCGCTGGCTCCGCAAATTCTTTCCGCAGTTGGTCGATTTGATTCGCTCGCGGGAAACGTGAAAGCTCATCGAGGACGATCTCTTTGACCGCTGAAGGTAAAGCAATCGCAGCCTCTGCGATCCGCGCTTCTGCCTTCATCAGCAGTCGATCATTCTCCGCACGCTCGTTCATTAGCACCGAATACTTCTGCGCGGTCGTGTCCTCTAAACTGACTGCTAGTTCTGCAATCTTTTGCTTGAGCGAGTTGCCAAGGATAGCGTGTTCGCTCTGTGATGCGGTCAGTAAATAAGCCTGCAACTCCTCGCGCATCGCTGGCTCGATCTCATTCAGATTACGCTCGATCTCGACGGAGAGATGCGTGCGAAGCTCCGGCAAAGACTCGACGAGTTTGCGTAGCTCAACGCGCTGGATGATTGCCAGTTCGATTAGGTTGTCGATTTGGGTCTGCGTGTGAATCATGTTATTTATTTCCCAGCTTTAGGATGCTTCTCTGGCAAGAGATCATTGTCAGTCGTGTATTTAGGATTTTCTGGACGACCGTTTTTCAGCAGGAAAAGAAATGCGTTGACGCGAGCAAACGCCCACTGCGAAGCAGACGTAACTCGCGGCGAGCTTGACGTATTAAATGCACCCAGACCGCGCTGGAAAACAGATTTGAGCGCACCGAGAGTTGCGCGACCGTTGCGCGTGTTACTGTCCTTTGCGTTAAAGTCGTCTGCTTTATTTTGCAACGTCACCTCTTGTTCTTTCGTGACTTCAGCGCCGCGCTTGCCGGATGCGTCGCCCTTTGCGCTGCCTTCGCCCTTTGGATTTTCTCTCGGCGTGTCAGACTTTGGAGCTTTGTCCGATCCGACGATTGCGCCGCGTTCGCCGACCTTGGCAAACATACCTTCATGCTGCCTCATGCAAACAGCCGTGCGCTGTTCAGCGTCAGGAAATTCAGACGTGGCGACTGGATCAGCCATGCAGCGCGTCATGAAATCACCGTGCGTTTCTTCGGAACTAGGTGTCGGCAATTCGTATTCTTTCTTGGTCAGTTCGATGATTGATTTCTCACCGATGATACTAGCCTTGATTTCATCGACTCGCAGATTCTGTTTCCTGCGATAATTCTGCACGGCGTCCAGCCACTCCTCTGGTGCTGGTGGTGTGATTGCCGCGAACGTCTGCCGCACTTCTGCGGATGCCGCATTGATTTTCTGCGCGTCAGCTTGCTTGTTCAAACGCTCTACGATTGAGGTTGCCCAGACGTAACCTTCATCGCCACCCCAGCCGTTCCACGCCTGCCAGCCCTTGCCTTTTTCGTCCCACGTCTCGCCCTGCTTGTCGGCCTCGTGCCGGTCAAAAAACGCTTTCATGCGCCGCACCGTGTCCTCGGACTGAGGGCGCTTATTCATCAGATCGCGAGCGCGAGCCAAGCCCACCGAGGTCATGCCGCGTTGTGACGCTGGCTTAGTATCACGCACCTTGAGTGCTTGCCTCGCGTTCTCTGCAATCGCGTTCGTCGGAATGTAAGTGCCGTCAGCGAAATTGATCGTGACGTGTTCTGATTCAAACGGCTGCAAAGGTAACTCAGCCGGTGTATCTGTGGTTGTAACCTCGACTGGTTTTTCACTCGGTTGTGCGCTTGCGTTCTGCGCGTCTGCCGCTGCCGCACCGACGTTCTCACCCGCTGCCGCTGCCGCTGCCGGAGTCGATGGCAGTGAGTTGGTAACAAGCCGGATCGAAGTCTCCGGCACTTCGTATTTCGTAGAAAGTTCTTTGACGAAACTCGCCTCGATTGCGATCTGTTCCAACCGCGCAAAAGCATCCGTGCCTTCTTCAGCCGCGATCTCTTGCAGCGACTTCGCGCCTTGACGATTCTCGTTCATGTTCGCCGCCGACTCGCGACCGACATCAATCGAGAGCTTTGCAGGGAAACGCCACTCGCCCATCGTTGCGCGGCGCAAGGCTTGCACCATTGTCTCGCCAGCCACCAACTTCGGTGGAGCGATCTCGTTGCGTGCAATCGCGTCCAGAATCACCGCGTCCTTGATCGGATCAAGAACCTTATCGACTAGCACGCCTTGATGCCGCGTGAACACGCGATCCGCTGCCGCAAATTCTGCGCGAACGCTTGGCCCCTTGTAGTCTTGCGTTCCGAATAAAACACCTTCCGGCACGCCAACACCGAGCGCGATCTCGTGCATCAAGTGCTGAACAAAGCCAGCAAACGCTTGCGAAGGTCTCGACGGCATCACCTCGATCTTGTCTGCGTTACCGAAATAACGGATCGTGCCGACCTCGCTGAGTTCATTTTTCTGCGCTTGACCGCTTGGCAATGTAACCGCCGGACTTGGCTGAAATAAGTTACGCGGATTCGCCGTGCCTCGATCCGTGAATACTAAAGCAGCTTGCTGCGAAGCGAAGCGGACACCCGCTTTTTCGGCTTCAAGGATTTCGTAGAGGCTACGCGCCGTCCTGATGGCCGCGTGGAAATCGGTGACTCCTCGATACTGATCGACTCGGAAAGGGTCGAAGTAATGGCAAAACTGCGCCGCTGGAATATCTTCCGCGCCGAAGTAAACGCCGTTTTTATCGACTCTAAAAATGCGGTAAGCAATCGGTTGACCATATTCATTTGTGATAATTCCTTGGGTATAGTTTTCTGCATCAAGTCCAGAATTGTTTGGATTGCCAATGCGCGTGCTTGGCACGAGTTGCAACTTGAGTTCCTCGCCTACGCGCCGGATCACGAATCCGCAATCGCCGTCAACTGGACGCTCCTCGGCTGCAAGCTGCACGAGCTTCTTAAACGAATGCCGACCAGTTACATCAGCGCGTTTGCACCAAGCGTGGAAGTATTCGCTAATCGTTGCGTTGTAACCTCGGTCACCTGTCGCCGGAGAATACTCGTGCGGCGTTAAATAGTTGCCAAACTTGCGACTGACCTCCCGCGCCTCCGGCAGATTCTCGACCAGATCGCGAGCTTCCCACATCATTACGATTCGACTGCGCTGCGTCTGGCTAGACTCGGACGGCAAACCCATCGTCTTAGGCTGGTATATGCGCGAGCTTTGCGATGCGTTATATTCAAACAACGCCTTGCTCACGCGAGCCTCTAAACGCTTGAGCGACCATTGCGGCGCGACATTATCCAGCGCACGCTCAATCCAAGGACGATTTTGCAGGACTTTTGAAGCGTCGAAGTTTTCCATGTTTTATAGACCGTTAAAGCTCGCGAAGGTAACTGTATCGGTG